TTAGATGCTGCGGTTTTCTTTTGGACCATTGATGTTTTCTCAGGTCTCTTTGCAAGAGCACCACCCCTCTCAGGTTTGGGTGTGGCAGCTTTGTTTTTAATACGATATCTTCCGTCTACGGGTTCAGCAGCTTTCTCAGGTCTTGGTCTCCCCATTCTATCTCTAAGAGCACGACCCGCAGCAGCTGCAGCAGCACCAGCAACCTTACCTAAACCAGTGCTAGGTCTCTTTTTAAATGACTGGTCGGTTCCACCTGGTCTATAATCACTACCACCCTTGAACGATCCAGAACCACTGACAGCAGATTGTGTTTGAGAAGATGCGTCTTCTTGGAATTGATAAAACGATTTCATTCTTCTTGATCCTTCAGTACGGTTCTTTCTCTTACATAACGAGAGTAACCAAAGGTTACTGCGAGTCTTAAGTACTCTTCAGCTGGACCATAGGCTAGGTCCATACTATTTATTTGTTTAGGATATGCATTAATCAATGTGTATGTCATTAATTTTTTATTATCTCTTGACTCTTTAATTGGTTCAAATCCTGTATTGTCTCTTTCAAATTTGGTGATGAATAATTTATCACACTTATATCCATTTTTACCACCATAATAATTCATCCTGTAATTAACGTAAGGATTATTCTTATATGCATCTCTAGGTTTAACAGGACCAACACCACTCATATAATCAACCCAGGCTTCAAAGAACGCTACAGTATCATAATTATTATCAACGATGAAGGTCATACCAATTTCATTTTCGTATGCTCTTCTATAAGGTATCTCTTCAACCACACCATGATAGTCAGCACTTACTGAGTGAGTAAGAAATGATGTTCCAGGAGTTGTCGTGATAACACATCTGAGTTCAATATCCTCTCTCATCAAGTCAGGGTCAAAACCTCTCTTCTCCATAAACGTCTTCACAGCTTGTGGTGGAGTAAAATTAACCACGTAATTATTAGGGGTCGCAACATTGAGGATACGACTTTTAATTAGAGATGTCTTGATGGGTTTGGGTTCCGGTTCCCCTCCTCTACTTGCCATCTAAATACTTACTACTATCATACTATGTATAACTGATGCCCAGAGGATCTAAGTATCATCAGGGTAGATTTCATCCTCAAAATCCCGAGAAATATATGGGGGATGCAAGGAACATTGTCTACCGGAGTAGTTGGGAACTTCACTTTCTTAAGTGGTGTGACAGGAATGATGCTGTATTGAAGTATGCATCAGAGGAGTTCTCTATTCCATATGTAAGTCCAGTTGACAATAGAGTGCATAGATATTATCCTGATGGGATAGTTCAAATTCGTCATCAGGACGGTAGAATTTGTCGATACATTATCGAGATCAAACCTGCTAAACAATGTCTGGAACCTAAAAAGTCTGGAAAGGTAACTAAGTCCTTCATCAAAGAAGTTACCACATACGCAGTCAACCAAGCAAAATGGAATGCGGCTAGTGAATATGCAAAGGACAACGGTATTCAGTTCAAAGTTCTGACCGAACATGACCTGGGTATCCCTACACCAAAGCGTCGAAAACGCAACTAAATATTGTTACTGAAATCTTTATTAGATATTATGCCTTTACCAAAGATTGCTACTCCAACCTATGAACTTGAGTTGCCTTCCACTAAACAGAAGATTAAATTCAGACCCTTCCTAGTCAAAGAAGAGAAGTTGTTGGTCCTTGCATTGGAGAGTGAGGATACTAAACAGATCACTAATGCTATTAAATCTGTCATCAAAGGTTGTATCTCGACCAGAGGTATCAAGGTAGAAAATCTCCCCACCTTTGATATTGAATATCTGTTCCTCAACATTAGGGGTAAGTCTGTTGGTGAAGAGGTTGAGGTCAATATCATTGCACCTGACGATGGTGAGACATCCATCCCTGTGAAGATTGATCTGGAAGATATTAAAGTCATTGAAAATGAGGATCACAATAAACAGATCCAACTTGATGATAATCTGATGATGGAGATGAAGTATCCTTCACTCGACCAGTTTATCAAGAACAACTTTGATTTTGAAGATACCACTGTTGATAAATCATTTGAATTGATTGCAACTTGTGTAGATAAGATCTACAATGAGGAAGAGGTGTGGTCCACTGATGATGTATCCAAGAAAGAAGTAATTGAATTCTTGGAACAGATGAGTTCAATTCAGTTTAAACAGATTGAAAAATTCTTTGAGACAATGCCAAGACTTTCACACAAGGTTGAGGTGTATAATCCGGTCACAGATGTGAAGAGTGAGGTTGTATTAGAAGGACTTTCAAGTTTTTTCGGATAGGCCTAGTGCATATGGATCTGGAGAATTACTTCAGATTAAATTTTGCCCTCATGCAGTACCATAAATATTCTTTGACAGAGATTGAAAACATGATGCCTTGGGAACGAGATGTCTATGTTGCTTTACTTCAGGAACATTTAGAGGATGAAGAGCAAAAGATGAAGGCACGGAATGGCTGAAAACCAGAACAACAATTTGAATATTGAAGAGCTCAGGAAGGAATATGAAGAGTTCAAGATGCTTGGTGTCGATGAAAAGACACTTAAGAAGATTGAAGATGCAATAAATCAACTAGAGAAGAGAGAGGAAGAAAAAAAGAAGAAGGAAAAGGAAGCAAAAAAGAAAGCTGCTGATGTTGCTAAAAAATTAAAAGAGGATAAGAAGAACGAGGAGAAACAGAAAAAGAAAGTTGCTGATAATGTAAAGAAGTTCATAAAAGATCAAGAGAAACAAGAGGAAGAAAATTTAGAAGAGATTGATCAAGAGATCCTTGACATCCTTGGACTGGATAAGTTTGATATTGAAATGGATCCAGAGGAGTATAGAACTCTTTTGCTAGAGAAAATTCAGGCTAACAAACAAAAAGGACAAGATAGTTCTAATGCGAAGTTAGCTAATGAAAGAAAGAGAGTTAGAGGTTCAGGTAAAAAATTCACAGCGAAAAAGAAGAAGACAGTCAAACCATCCAATTTTGTAGGTAAAGACACAACAAAGAAAGAAGAACCACAGAAGATCCAAACAGATAAATTACTTCCCTCGGCCGGACAGACTGGTGGTTCGATGCAGGGAGAGGATATTGATGCTCGTATTGAAGAGGTAAAGGTAGAGATTGAAGAGAATACTCAACAGAAACTCCTTCCTCTGTCCCAATCACTTGATAGTATTGCTCAAACTCTTGAGGGTATACTTAATACTAATCAAAAGAAACTTGAGATTGAACAACAGGCTGCTCGTGATGCTGCGAAGAAAGAAGAGACCGAAGGGTTTAAAGAGAAGGAAGCAGAACTTGAGGATGTAGATATTGATAAGAAGATTGAGGAGGGACTGGAGAAGAAATTAAATCCCACCACATCTATTTTTGATATGATACTTGGGTTCTTTAAGAACGTCTTGTTGGGTGGTGCAATCACAGGTCTGATTGATATATTCCAAAATCCTGCGAAGTTTCTTGGTGGTTTGACAAACTTCTTGAATGATTTTATTAATTTTGCAAATGGTATCATACAACAGGTATCACAATTTATATTCTCACCTTTCAATGCTGCGATAAGTGGTATCAATTTCGCATTAAACGAACTTGAATTTGCAATGAAGCAGATTGGTAAAATAATTCCACTCCCAAATATTAAGTTCCCTGATATTCCTTTACTTCAAATACCTAACTTACCAACCATACCTCCAAATGCTTTAGCTAACCTTTTAAACATTCAACAACAAGCTGGTGGTGGTGAGGTCATGCCTGATGGTATGTCATTCCTTGAGGGTGGTGCCATTGATAACCTGAGTGGTATGAGGATCAAGGGTATGGGTAAGGACACTCAACTCATTGCTGCTCAACCTGGTGAGGTGATGATGAGTAAGAAGGCAGTTGAGATGTTTGGTGCCGACACTCTCCTCGGTATGAATGAGGCAGCCGGTGGTAACAATAAACCCAAGTATGGTAAGATTCCTGGGTTCCAAGATGGTGGTCAGGTAGGAAAGGTTATCATCGGTGCAGGACATGCTCAGGACCCGTCAAGAATGGGTAGCATGTTAGGAATTGATGGTCGTCCTGTTCAAGGAACACAGGACTATGGAACAGGTGTCAGTGAATCAGCAGCCACAAAACATGTTGTCGATACTCTGAGGAAATTAGTTGATGAGCGTGGTCTGTCAGATAAGATAGGGTTCAGAGACATCTTATCTTACGAGGGTCTGACAGCTATCCCTAGGGAGGTGGAGAGTGTAAGAGGACAACAATATGTTGACCTACATTTTGATGCGAGAGGGTATGGTAAAGCTGGTGTCATCCCAGCCAGAAATGTATCCTCAATTGATAGAAGTTTGATGCAACAGTTCGGTCAATACTATACTGACGATAAGTCTAGTGAGTATGCTGTCACCAAAGCAGGTGGAACTCTACTTGAGTTGGCACGGATTGATGACCCAGCTATGCGTGCTCTCCTTATGGAGGCAAAGAAAAATGAGATAGGTCCTGCATCCATGCAGATGGCAGAGAAGATTTTGAGAGGTATCTTACCTGGTATTCAGGGTGGTGGTTCTGTTG